GTATGCGATAGCAGACTTAGGTGTCAAAGCTAAGTTCTTATGCTTTCATGGTGACAACATTCGTGGCAGTATGGGTTTACCTTTCTATGGATACAATAAAAAAATACTCGGTTGGAAAGCACTAGCAAGTGCAGACTTGATGGAGAACTTTACACATGCAGTGTGTGGTCACTATCATACACCAACTTCTTTGTATCTTAATGATGTAAGACTATGGGTAAATGGCTCTACTGAAAGCCACAATGGTTATGCATTAGAACAATTAGCAGCTATGGGTAGACCATCACAATTCTGTTTGTTTGTTAAGCCCTCTAAAGGTGTGACTGCAGAATACTTAGTTAGCTTAGAAGAAGATAACTAATAGGCAAAAATATTTAAGGAGAAAATATGGACAAGGAAAAACACAAGAGATTAATTAAAGACTTCCCTAAGAGTGTTGTAAAGAAAGCACCAGTGGGTAAATTTGGGGACTATGTTCCCCACCACATATACACACAACGATTAGTAGATGTAGTACCAGGAGAATACAACTTTATGTTTACTGAAATTAGAGATAAAGACAATTCAATAGTAGGTGCTAAATGCACACTACAAATAGATGACTTAGGTATGGTCGAAGAAGTTGGAGATGTAGATAACAACGCATTAAAAAGAAATATAACTGAGAGTGAGGTACTTAAACTAGCAGTATCAGATGGTATAAAAAGATGTTGCATGAGATTCGGAATTGGATTAGAACTATGGACAGGTGGTACTACTGAAGAAGAACATTATGCAAACGATACTACTGAAAAAAAACAAACACCTAGCGTGGTGAAACCAGTTTCAGCTCCAGTTAGAACAGATGCAGACAAGTCGCAGGAAAGCCTTTCTCCTGCCGTTGAGACCAAGACTCCCTCTGCATCTCCTAATAATCCAGTAGAAATTCTAAGGGCAGCTAACTTCTCAACAGTAGGTAACACTCATCCTAGAGGTGGGTCTAAGGCTCTTGATGAATTAGGTTTGTGGTGTATCTGTGGAGGAAATGTTGAACACATACCAGAGAGTAAGAAAACAAACAGCAGAGGTCCTGACTTTAGATGTCAAGAGATGGGTAGCTGTACAGCAGGAGATACAGTAGATGGTAAAGTATTTGCTAAGTCCTGGTGGTTAGAAGACTTTAAGAAAGAAACACCTGCTGCTTGGATTAATTATGTACAGGCACTCAATGGTGTAACAATGCCAAAGGCTAAAAGTTTAGATGAAGTAGAGGATTGGGAGGCACCATTCTAGGATACTATTTAAACACATGCATTGACTGTTTTAAAACATACTGGCATAAGGTACAGGCTTATCAGGGTTTATGTAAACAATGTGAAAAAGCATTTGGAGAAAGGATGAACGATGTCTCAGAAAGAAATAGTAACTGAATTATTAACTGACAACAGACGAGGTGTGTGTGGTACAACCTTCTTGCAAAATTACATACCAAGATTCGGTAGCCTTATATTTAATTTAAGACACGAAAAGAATTGGGACATAGTTAAAGAGCGTTGCGATTTACACGAACATAAAAATACACAATGGAAGTATAGGCTATTGCTTAGTGACACTACTAACTACAATGTAGAAACAGGTCACACTTATTCTTTTAATTTGAATTGATTATTAACTAATTTTTTTCTTAGCGTATGTCTTTATAACTGCAAGTGCAGCACCACCACCAGCTAATGCAGCTAACTCTAATGTATTTGCATCAACAGATATTAAAGGTGCAACAACTAAAGCTCCAAGAAATGCTTCAACGAAAGTCCATACTGTTCTTTCAATCATATCTTTAAGTTCTTCACTCATTTATCTCTCCTAATTTATTAATCTACCTTTAATCATAGCATTAGTCTTGATGACATTACCGTTTATCTCTTGGAGTTTGTCATATACAGACTCAGCTAGTATCAAATGGTCTTTAGCTTTATTATCTAAAGGTTTATTTTCTAACAAGTTGTTTATTGTATTGTATTTAATGGTAACTTTCTTACCTTGGAGTAATTGATTAGCTACTTTTGCATACATTTTCTTGTACGCTACAGTACTTGAACCAATAAACCCATCAGCCGATACATCTAAATCTTGTTGTGTCTCTCCAACTATCAAACATCCAGATGTGTGCTCATCTGTATTACCCGTATGAATTAAAATGTAGGTAAAATTAGGTACATTTTGTATGTGCAACATACCATAATGTGCGTTCTTGTACCTCTCTGTGTACTTAGCATGGAACCCACCAGTCTTTCTAAACTGTATATCGTATTCACCTTCGGGTATGCAGGTTTCGTGCATAACTTTGACTGCTTGATACTGGTCTTCTAGTGTATAACACTCAAACAAACCATCAATAAACAGCATTCCATTGGTTGCATCTTTACCGAACTGAGTTCTAATAACATCTAACTGCAATGTTCTGACCCATATTTATTGTTACATATTTGTATATATGTACCATTATTTTTTTGATTTATGTAACACATTACTCTTCTTCTTTCCATGCTTCATTGTCAGCAGTGGTTATGTCGTCTGCTACAAACTTACCATCTTCATCCCTAGCTCTGATATCTCCATCTTTCTTTGCATTAACATACAAAGGCATTGAAGCTGCTAGTCCTGATATAAAAGGTTTATCACCATTTATCATAACTGTAGGTGTAAAGACTTTCTTACCTTCTATTTCTATATCTAGTAATTCTTTAACTAATTCCTGCAAGGTCTTCTTGTTGCATAATTTTTTGTCGGACATATTGTACTCTCACTTTCTAAATCCTATGGTTAATAACCATATAGCTAATGTAAGTATTGTAGCAAGTCCTGTCACTTGTTGTGCAGAACCAGTTAAAGTTAATGTTGCAATAACTAAACCAACCAAAGTCCAACTAAGGTTTAATGTTTCTTTAATTGCTTCTATAAACCAGTTACCTAGTTGTTTAAACATTACCTCTCCTAAATACAAAAGCTGCCATACTAATTATTCTAGTCAAAATAACTGGTACTACAACCTCTTGAGCTTTTTCCTTTTGGTCATTAGTCATGTCATCTCCTATGTTTGCAATGGTTATATCACCTAGATTATTAAAATCTACGAAGGTTTTTATAGGATTTTCTATGAATGATTCATAAGATATTTCTGTGACAACATCAGCTAAGGTATAATTTTCTACATCTTTATTTGCTACAGCTCTTTCAATGTATTCTTCTACAGCTTCAGCTATAACTTCATCATCTTTAACTGACTCAGCTATCAACTCTACATCTTCTGTTTTTATTTGAAGTACTTCAGCAACAACTTCTACCTGTTCGGTGGTAAGTTGTGCCACATCCTGGATAGCTTCCTCTACAACAGCTTGAACTATCTCTTGAACTTCTTCTGATGCTTCTGAAAGATTCTGTACTCCGATATCGTTTACTTCTTCTAAGACCTCAACAACTTCTTCTTCAGTAAGGTCTTCGACATATTCTTGTATAGCTTCTTCTTTAGCTTCTTCATACTCTACTAACTCCTCCTCAGTAAAATCTTCTATCTCTTCTTTAGTTGCTATCTCTATCTCAATAACAATAACTTCTTTTATCTCTGCAACTTCAATAGCTACTTCCTTTTCAGTAAGTTCTATAACTTCTTCCGTGTCAAAAATTCCTTTGATTGTATCCTTGTCTTCAAAGTCCTGTATTTGCTCAACCAAAACCTCTTCATCCTGAAGTTCATCTTCTCTCTTAGTGTCATCTCCATGTAATGTTTCGTCCAACTCATCTTGTACCTCTATTAAATCTTCTTTTATTTCTTCTTCAGTAGGAGGAAACAAATCGTTTTCTATTCGAATCTTTATCCAATCTACTTCATCAATTATAATATCATCTTGGAACAATTCTATTTCATAAAGTTCTAAATCTATTTCCTTAATTTCTTCTTCAATAAGTTCAATGTATTCTTCATCTTCCAGTTCAATGAATTCAATGTCAAGTATGTCAGCATCATTAACAAACTCTTGTTCTTCGTATATATCTTCGTCAATAATTTTGACATCATATAGTTCTAAGTCTCCTCTTTCTATTTGTTCATCTGTAAGAGCTACACCATATAACTCTTCGTTAATAGAACGCTCCTGGTCACGGTCTATTGTGCCATCACTTTGTTCTTTCTCATTGTATGTAACTTCTTCATCTCCAACAACTATAACAACATTGGTAAGTTCTTCTCTTATAACTCTTTCTTCATCAGTTTCAGAATATCCTGTGATAGCCATATTATCTCCGACTTCAATAGCTTCTTGGATTTCTATAATTATAAGTTCTTGTATTACAATTTCTTCTTCTTCTATACGAATACCTTTTTCATTATCAGTTTCTAGTATTCCATACGAAGCAAAGTTTGCATTTCGTTGTACTGTTAAAGGGTCAAGTGTAGTAGTAGTAGTACCTTCGTATTTTATCTCTACATTGTCTAGTAAAGACCAGTCATTAATAGTAATAACAAACTTATCTATAAATTTATTAGCTGTATTTTTGACGGAGTAAACTATATCTTCGTACATAGTATTCATATTCATTCCATTTTGTGCATCAATAGTATTAGTTTGTGTAGTGTCATCATTGTGTGTGTACTGTACACTACCTTGATTATTCATAGCACCTATAGTAAAAGCTACCTCATAGACATCATGGTCTGTAGGTAATACGAACTCATAATCATTAGATGTACCACCATGTTTAGAATGTTCTAGTGACATGTGGTAATTATCCATACCACCGTAAGCTTCCCAAGTATTTTCTACTATGACTAAGTTATTATTTTCTGTAGGAGGTACAACTATATCAGTTACTTGTTCACCATTTCCACCTTCGAATGTTTCTACCTCTGTGATTTCATCTGCAAATGCAGGTGTAGGTATTATTAAAAATAGTGCAAGACAAAGTCTTAGCATTACATTACAAGTGCTGCAACAACTCCACTTATTGCTACAATCAATGTCAGTACTTTATAAAATTCTTGTTTATCCAGTTTAGAATCTAGCTTGTCTTCTATTTTGTCTAGTCGTTCAATAACCATATTGAGCAGTTCCTTTTGAGTGTATCCATTGTTATGTGTCATTAAGGTAAATCATCAGGGGATAATTTATCCCAGTCCTCATTTAATAAAAAAGTTTCGGATGTAATCATATATTTAATGAAATTGTATATTTCTTTGAAACCATATCCTATCATAAATCCAATTAAATAATCCATAAATCGGATTATAACATGTTACTTATGAAGGTTTAGGATTGTCTGATTTAACTTTAGCTATATGGTCTGCCCAGGTAGTTGTGCTATTGACTGAATCCCAGTATTGCATATCTAATTGGTCTTGAACTGAAGCATAAGAAATTTGTCTAGCAGTTTTATAACCATTGTCTTGTACATCTAATTTATTATTTGCACAATCTACCACCATTTGTGCAAAATCTGAATCATTTATA